ATTAAACTTCTTCCCCATTCACTAGTTAAAATTACATCTTCAATTATTATCGGTATACTTGTATTTTGCGGAAATACAAAATCTCTTGTCAACGGATCAATTGTAAATTGAGCATCTCTAATTGTTCTTGTAGTTTCATCCCAACTACTGTTTTCAAATGCAAAACGTATGTTGCCAGGATCTTCAAATGTTCTTACAATAGGACTGTTTCCGATGTAATTAGAATTTGCATCTTGGAACAGTGTAACATCTGCTGCTGAGAAATCTCCATACTGAACATTGCCAGATTGCTCAGCTGCTCTAAAAGATTCTATCCTACCTGGTATTCCTAATCCTGTATCTGTTACTGTAGGTGTAGCAGGACCATTAAGACGAGATTGTATCTCTTGTCTTTCTTTTTCTAAATTTGCTCGTGCTGCTTCTGAAATTGCACGATCGCCTACCCCTGATAAATCATCCAGTGCATCTATATTAGAAATTACAGTGTCTAATTGTCTGCGTAAGGAATCTTTTTGTGCTCTTGCAAGTGCAGGATCAACTGCTCCTTGAAAATATCCTATAGGTGCATTTAGAACAGGATCAATTTCGGGAATAAAAATATCATCTTCATTAATTAAGCCGCCTTCAGGATTTTTTGGAAAAACAATTGTATATCTATCGCCTACAAGTTTCTTGCCTTCTCTAACTGCCTTTTCTTCTATTCTATTTAGACTAGAAGTTAAACTATTATCACCTTTTTGTAAAACCTCTACAACACTTGTACCAGAAATACTTGTTGTAGTCTGCATATTAGCAATTTGGTCTAGTAAATTTAAATGGTTGAAAGGTGTAGCAGTGCAACTATAATTTGCTCCTCCTGCATCTACACTGAATTGTATATCAACCCATTTAATTGCATAACCTCTACTACTTACCGTTTTGCCATGCTCTCCTTGATCTGTATGTCCGATCCAATCTACAGAAATATAAAACGGTGCTTCAATATAATTCGCATACCCTGCTTGCAACGCACCAATTGCAAGTGCTTGTAAAAACAACCCAACACTGTATGGTTCGTAAACATTAAATTGAAATGTTACATTATTTGTTGTACCTGTTGCAGGATTTGGATTATACAACCCTTCTATTTCAACATCATCCATAAAAAATTCAACTTGTCCGTATTGTTTTTCTAATTCTGTTAAAACAGTTTTTTGACCGATGCCGCCATCTCTAATAATAAGGTTTGGTTTATAATTTAAAAAACCACTTTCGTTGTAATCTTGAGGTTCTAAAACTCCAAGAGACCATCTATAGTTGCAACTCCTAAATTGGTTTAATATATTTGGCTGCATCGCCATACTAAACTCCTAATACTGATAACAATGTAGATTTTTTTGGCAAATATATTTGTGTTCCTGTTTTAAAATCAAATACAGGATCTTTTAAAATATCCATATTACGTTGTGCAAATACCCACCATAGTTTAGGTGTTTCGTACACATCAAAAGCAAGCAAGTCTGGTCTATAATTATAAACAGGTTCTATTGTATATAAAATATCGTCTTCTGTTTCGGGTATAAATCTAGGTGAAAATATACCTAATGCTCCGTTTCTAGTATATTTTGTTTGTGAATATGGACTAGTGTTTGCATATGGCATTAGATAAATCTCCCATTACCTTGAATATAATCGCCTTGCACATAACTGTCTAAGTTAAACTGACTTACTTCATTTCTGCTTAGTGCAATACCTGCAACAATTGACAATCTGCTTAGTGTCGGAACGTAACTATAATCATATCCTTGACTTGCGCCGTAAGTTTCTGCTGTTCCATCAAATTGAGACCTATTGTACAATGGTACTTTGATATAATCAACACCATCATTTAGATCTAAAGAGAACATTTTAATTACAATCGGAACATTTGGAAATATAAAGTCGCCATATCCTGACAATTCAACAACAGGCGGCGGAGCACCTAAATTACTTTGTGCATCACTACCGTAAAACATTTTAGAAACACTTCTTAAAAAGTGTGTTGCTGCTATCCAATACAATCCATCTTGTTCGTTTTCTACTGGCCATTCACAAGCAATTGTCAAATCTTCAACTTGACTGTTTTGATAGATTTGATAGCCATAATTTGTATGAGTTGGACTCATTACATCATAGTTTGCTCCATGTGTAACAAGAAGTTGCGGTAATGTTGGAAATACCATGTATCCGTCTGTTTTAACAACCAAAGGATTTAGTTGTGGACTAGTCTGAAAACTTGAAATATTAGGTAATTTAATTTTAACACGCCAATCATCTGTAGTAGATCTACTGTTGGCTGCATAAGATGACTTTGCTACATTAGTTGATAAACCATACGAGTTTTGTCTTTGTGTGCTAATTTGATTTTGTCTATTAGTAAGAGTGTTAAGAGATGTGCTTTTACGCATTTCACTTTTCATTGCAGCAGCACCTAAATTAAACAATGATTTTAAAAAAGGATTTTTAATTCTACCTGATGCTGTTTGAAGAAATTGATTTGCGCCTGCGTTTACAGCACTAGCAACTCTTGGATCAAGAGGCTGTGCATTGTTTCTTTGTGCAGGCGAATTTCCTCGAGAAGTGCCTGTTCTAACTGCATTACCGCTACTGTCTCTAACAGGATTCCCTTTGCTATCTCTTACTATTCCCATAATCGAATCTCCTACATATATTTAGTTGACAAAATTAAATACATATATTATTATATGTGTATCAACTTGGAGAAAAAATGAAAAAAGTCAATTATTTAAACAACAAGGACATTCTAGCCGAGATACACAAATCAAAAAATACTTTTTGCAGTTATACTGATAATAGTTATGCTGATTATGATATCATTTTACCTAGTATTGAAAAGGTAAACATTAGAACAATTGCTGAGGCAAAAAAGAACAAAGCAAAAAAACAAACACAAAGAATTTATGAAGCAGAAAAAGCTGCTGGACGCAAGAAAAAACTCTCCGAATGCGAAGTTGATTACCGTAAAATTAGCAAATATGAACTAATTTTTCGTATTATGACGTTTGATCATGTTCCAGAAGAACCAGGACGTAAGAAAAATCCTAAAACTATTGCAGATACTAAAACAAAATTGAATTTTCCTCCATTTCAGCACTACAAGTTTAACGAAAACGATGAACTTGTCTGTGTAGGCAAAAGCCATTGGACAGGTGGAATGGAAAATGGACATTTTGACAAAACACACGGTATGGCTACAAACAAATTAGCAATGATGTGGATGAAATTGTGTGAAAGATATGCAACTAGAGGAAATGTGCGTGGCTACACGTACAATGACGAAATGAAAGGTCAGGCTATTTTGCAATTATCACAAATTGGTTTGCAGTTTGATGAATCAAAATCACAAAACCCATTTGCTTATTATACAGCCGCAGTTACAAATTCATTTGTAAGAGTAATTAATTTAGAAAAACGAAATCAAAATATTAGAGATGATATCCTAGAAATGAACAATCTCAACCCAAGTTACACAAGACAAAGCCAAGGCGAACACGAACGTTCTAAGGCACGTTGGGAAGAAGACTCAAAAAAATAATAGTTGACTTTGTTTTCCTTTGATCTTATAATAAAACTCAATACGGAGTATAAATTTGTTTAAAAAAGCAGCAGTGTTTACTGACATACACTTTGGTATGAAGGGTAATTCACGAGTACATAACCAAGATTGTGAAAACTTCATAGACTGGTACATCGAAACAGCAAAAGAAAACGGTTGCGAGACTGGTATTTTCTGCGGTGACTGGAATCATAACAGAAATAGTCTTAATTTAACAACTATGGATGCAGGTATTCGTAGTTTAGAAAAACTAGGTGCAGCATTTGAAAACTTTTATATGTTTGCAGGCAATCACGATTTGTATTACAAAGATAAACGTGATGTTAAAAGCACCGAATGGGCAAAACACATTCCAGGTATAACAGTTGTTAACGAAATACAAGTTGTAGAAGATGTAGCACTAGTTCCTTGGTTAGTAGGCGATGAATGGCGCCGTATAGAGAAGATACAAGCCAAATATTTGTTTGGACACTTTGAATTACCTAGTTTCTATATGAATGCTATGGTGCAGATGCCAGATCACGGTGAACTAAAGTCACAACACTTCAAGAATCAAGAGTATGTGTTCAGCGGACACTTCCACAAACGTCAACGGCAGGGCAAGATCCACTACATAGGTAATGCTTTCCCACACAACTATGCAGATACTTGGGATGATGACCGTGGTATGATGATACTGGACCGTGAGAACGATGCAGAACCAGAGTATATCAACTGGCTAGACTGTCCAAAGTTTCGTACAGTTAAGTTATCTCAGTTGATTGACGAAAAAGACACACTGATCAAACCTAATATGTACTTGAGGGTAACACTTGACCTTCCTATTTCATACGAAGAAGCAAGTTTTATTAAAGAAACATTTATAGATCAGTACAAATGTAGAGAAATTACACTAATACCACAAAAACAAATTGAAGAAATTACAACAGAACTTGATATTGCACAGTTTGAGAGTGTGGATCAAATTGTTAGCAACGAAATTCTTGCAATTGACTCTGAATCTTTCAATAAAAAGATGCTGTTGGACATTTACAAAGAGTTATAATGATAAAATTTAAAGATTTAACCGTAAAAAACTTTATGAGTGTGGGTAATGTTACCCAAGCTGTTGACTTTGACCGTGAACAGTTAACTCTAGTGCTTGGTGAAAACTTAGACCAAGGAGGTGATGATTCAGGATCACGCAACGGTACAGGTAAAACTACGATAATCAATGCATTGTCCTATGCCTTGTACGGCCAAGCACTAACAAACATCAAGCGTAATAACTTGATTAACAAAACCAATAGTAAGGGCATGTTGGTTACACTAAACTTTGAAAAAGGTGGAAACAGTTATCGAATTGAACGTGGAAGATCGCCTAATGTACTAAAATTTTATGTAAACGACCACGAACAACAAGATTTAACTGACGAATCGCAAGGCGATAGCCGTAAAACACAAGACTCTATTAATGGTTTACTTGAAATGAGTCACAATATGTTCAAGCACGTGGTTGCATTGAACACATACACCGAGCCTTTCCTAAGTATGCGACAAAATGATCAACGTGAAGTCATTGAGCAACTGCTAGGTATTACTATTTTATCAGAAAAGGCAGATAATCTTAAAGAACAAATCAAATATACCAAAGATAGCATTACAGAAGAACAATTAAAGATTAATGCAATACAATCTTCTAATGAAAAAATCTCTCAAAGTATTAATACACTAAGAACTAGACAGTCTGCATGGAAAACAAAGCAAAAAACAGACATTGAAAAGTTAAAAAACGGTATTAAAGAACTAGAACAAGTAGATATTGAAAAAGAACTTGAAAATCACGAACAATTACAGAATTGGCAAGAACTAAACAACAAAATAACGGCTCTTAGAAAAGAATTAAGCACGTTAGAGCCTGCACTACAACGTGCAGACAAGTCTGTAAAAAAGGTTACTAAAGACATTGCAGAATTAGACGATGCTATTTGTTATACATGTGGTCAAGAACTACATGAAACTAAGAAAGCAGAGATTCTTGCAACTAAAACTAAAGATCTAGCCGATGCCAGAGCATATTTCATTGAAATAAAAAATAAATTTGATGATAACGCTGTTGAATTGGGTATAATTGGTGATATTGACGGTCGTCCTACTACATTTTATGATACAATGCGTGAAGCATATGAACATAGAAACAACGTAGATAACTTAAAGAATACATTGCTAAGTAAAGAGCAAGAAGAAGACCCTTATCAGGCACAAATTGACGATTTAACTAACACAGCACTGCAAGATATCGATTGGTCAGTTATAAATCAACTGAATACTTTCAAAGAACACCAAGAGTTTTTGTTAAAACTACTAACAAACAAAGATTCTTTCATAAGAAAGAAGATTATTGATCAAAATCTTGCATATCTAAACAACAGGCTTACGAATTATCTCGATAAGTTAGGCTTACCTCATCAAGTTACATTCCAAAACGACTTAGCCGTTGAAATAACACAACTTGGCCAAGACTTAGACTTCGATAACTTGTCAAGAGGTGAACGCAATAGGCTAATACTTGGTATGAGTTTTGCATTCCGTGATGTTTGGGAGTCATTGTACCAAGGACTGAACCTATTATTCATTGACGAACTTATTGATAGTGGTATGGACAGTCAGGGTGTCGAGAATTCTTTGAGTGTACTAAAGAAGATGGGCAGAGAAAGACAGAAAAACATCTATTTGATTAGTCATAAAGACGAACTAGTAGGCAGAGTAAACAATATTCTAAAGGTTGTAAAGGAAAATGGCTTTACTTCATACGAAAACGACATTGAAGTGGTAGAATGATTGAAGACGATGTACATGATCAATTGGTAAAAGAGTATTTGGCTTACTTTAAAGCCAATGAAATATTTTTACAAAGGCCATCTGAGGCAAAAAGACGAGTAGTTCGCAAACATTTAAGTCAAATTATGAAACTAGCAAAGGTAAGACGTTTAGAAATACAAGAAATACACCAACAGGCACTAAAAAAACATCCTCTATCCAAAACAAGAGAAGAAAGCACATAGGCACACATAAATTACTGTATGAATTGGATATATCAAGGTAAAGAAGTAACAGAAATACCAAACGAGTACGAAGGGTTTGTTTACCTTATTACTAATTTAACGGACAATCGCAAATACGTAGGCAAAAAACTAGCAAAGTTTAAAACAACCAAACCACCGCTTAAAGGCAAAAAAAATAAAAGACGAGGCTACAAGGAATCAGATTGGCGAGACTATTGGGGATCATCAGATAAACTAATAGCAGACGTAGAAAAATTAGGCGAAAACAAGTTTACAAGAGAAATACTTTATTTTTGTAAATCTAGAGGCGAAATGTCATATTTAGAGGCACGAGAACAATTTGAACGTAGAGTTTTAGAAACAGATGAATACTATAATGGTATTATAAACGTTCGAGTTGGTGGTTCAAAAATACTTAGAGAAAATTTAAAGGCACATCAGGACACTGTTTGATCGGAATTGTTCGATCCACCTTGAGCTTCACGTAACCACGTGATCAGACACTGGTGAAGTCCCACAGGCTGTATGCTACGAAAACCCCTTAGCACTAGGAACGAAGCGGGGGATAGCGCATTTTGCGTGATGTCGACGTAGGTTGGGAAAGGT